CAACACAACTGGCGGCAAACCCTATAAAGATGCCAATGGAAGAGTTATTGATGCCATGGCCCTCACCCGTTATGGGGTCGGCGGCTATTATATGATTATCACTTCGGAAAACTCTTTTGCGGCCGGCAAAGCCGAAACCGTCATCACGGCCAAGTGGGTAGCAGCAGTGGGCGAACAAGGGAACGAAGGGCCTGATGCTTCGAAGAAGCAAACGCCCCCCGAGCACTCTACATATAAGTGCTCAGTTCAATAGTTAAGAGGAAAATCCAATGTCTGAAAAATATGTCTCCAGCAATCTCGAAGGCACTCTCGCGACAGTGTACAAAAAAGCTTACTATAGTGCAGCTGTCTCCCCTGTGAGCCAAGACTACAAAAATTTAGTTAATTTTCACTTCGCAGAAAAAATGCTTTATGGGCGCGTCGATAGAGCTAACGTCCCAATACATCTTCAGAGTCCATCGCTTGTCCTCAAAGATATACCTGCGAAAAGCACCGCCAGCACAACCATTCAAGCGGTCTCTTTTGTAGTAGACGCATTTAATGATTTGGTGCTACAATTTCAAAAAAGCGTTGTGGCTAACAAAATTTCATCTACTGAGCCTTATCTTTCGTCTTTAAAGGCTCACAAAGGATATGAAAACCCTATACGTGCATATGCGTCTCAGCGACAGGCCCTCATGGGAGCTATGCGGATATATTATGCAAACGAGAATATTCGTTTTGATGATTTCGACTCGTTTCTCCCTCAATTTATGACCGATTTAGAGGCAACGGTATATAACACTCCATATACATATCCAGCTTTTATTAAAAGCAGAAAATGCTCCATGAACGCGTCAGGTCTCGTCATAGAAATAGCAGACTTGGATGCTTCCAATGATGAGGAAAAAATAAACACCTTTATGGAAAATAAAAATTGGTCTTTTTTTCTTAATGCATGCAGATCCTATGGATTTTTAGTTGATCAAAACAAGCCATGGCGATTAGTGGCCGACCTCGGTTCGCGAGAAATGTTAAGATATGCCAACAAGTATGGGTTCGAGAGTACAACATCAATTTTGGCCGGCCTCTATATACCAGCTTACAAAAGATACTATGATAGATTTAAAATTAGTTTATTGGAAGCATACAACGAGCTTAAACAAGAAGAATATGTAGTGAGAGAGTATTGTCAGAGTGGTAGAACAATTTCTCGCGTGATCGAACCCCGTCGATATAAGCCTGCACATTTTCTTGATATATATAGTGAAGAAATGTTTATGAAAATATATTTTCAAATTAGATTTATGGAAGAGGAATCATCATTTTCTCCAGAGGAGCGCCAACACATCATCGATGAGTGTATTGGCCTCCACCGCGCACAGGGATCTCCGCACCAAGCTCTCGGCATTTTTGCACTCATCATAAATAAACCATATGACTACAAAGGATCCTTGACAGACCGCATCAATCGTGCTATAGTAGTACCTACTTATTAGCCGGAGTATTGGGTGATTTTTCAAGCACTAGACGACAAACACGAATGCGTGGGTGTGTATGCTGATGGCAAATTGTGGTTCGAAGACACCCCTGACGATCTAACACAATCTTGGAAATACTCAGGCACTTTCACAGATAAAGATGTAGAATATGCATGGATTTATTGCGGGGGTAAATCCTTGGATGAAGCATGCCCCGAGCACCTTTCCGAACAATGGGAGCGTGTACAACGAAAAATGCGCGCTTACATGAAATCGTTTGATATTGGAAAGATTGACTTTGACGATCACTGCTTTTTTGATTTGGTGCCTCATGATTTTTTGATGGAATTTTGCGAAGTTAAAAATCGCATTACAGAGCACATTTTTGAAACTCACGAACGCCCAGAAAATTATGATTATATGAATGCAGCTGAAAAGTTACTGTTCAAAATAAAATATACCGATCTTAAGTTGAGCAATATCGATGGGAGAAGTCTCTTTTTAAGCACCCACCTACGAGTACCGGCCCAACAACTTCTTAAGGGCCCCAGCCGCATTAATTATAATCTATTTGGAACGATTACAGGGCGCCTTTCTACGCACCCTAAATCTTTTCCCATTTTGACAATGCGCAAAGAACTACGAAAGCTTATAAAACCTCACAATGACTGGTTTATATCTCTAGATTATAATGGTGCAGAGTTGCGCACATTGCTCGCCTTGTCAGGACAGGAACAGCCGGAGGGAGATATTCACGAGTGGAACATTAAGAACATATTTAAAGATCCTCAAATGCCTCGCGATGAAGCTAAAACGATGTTTTTTGCATGGTTCTACAACCCTGATTCCGATCATATTCAAACAAATTATTATGATCGTGAAAAAGTACTTGCCAAGTATTATGACGGTGATTATATTAGTACTATCTTCGGGCGCCATATTCGAGTCAGCGACTGGAAGGCCTTCAACTATCTAATTCAAAGCACGGCCGCGGATTTGGTAATCGATAGGGCGCTGGCTATTGAAAAATTGCTAGAGAATAGAAAATCATCAATCTCACACATAGTTCATGACGAGATAGTAATCGATTTTGCATTAGAGGATAGAGATTTGCTGCACGAAATTAAAAACACATTTGCAACCAATAGACTTGATACGTTTGTGGTCAATATGAGCGCCGGACAGAATTATTATGATTTGGAAAAGCTTGCGCTATGATCTCAGTAGTAGGTATCGGTAATGGCGCCTCCGCAATTGCGGTTAAGTTTAACGACTATCCACAATATAATGTATATGTTCTCAATGATAAAATCAAAAAGAGCGCCGGCCGCAAGAGAAAGCTAAAGAGCTTTGAGACGCCTGAAGAGTATGAAAACCACATTCCCAACCTTGCGAAATATTTTGCTAAAATCGATGATCACGTGCAGGTGTTTGTGGTGGGATCTTCGTTTAGCTCTAGCTACGCCCTAGGAATCATCGAACAGATCAAAGATAAAAAGATCGATTTATTTTATATTAAACCAGATGTCACTCTTTTGACGGGGATCCCCTTGTTGGTAGAGAACGCGGTCTTCGGTATCTTGCAACAATATGCACGCTCAGGAGCGTTCAACACCATTACAGTAATTTCTAATAAAAATCTGGAGATCGCCATTGGGAACGTGCCAGTGAAGAAATATTATGATCACCTCAATTCGTCGATTGTTTCAACGATTCATTATTTGAATTATTTTGACCACAACGAGCCCGAGATTGGTGTTATGGCTAAGCCAGCAGAAACACACCGCATTCGCAGTGTGGGCCTCATTGACCCTCATAAAGTTGAAGAAAAATGGTTCTTTGACCTTGACATGGAGCGCCAGGTGTGTTATTATTTCTGTATAAATAAGGAAAGATTAGAAACCGATGGCAGCCTGCACAAGAGACTTGTGGATATCCTCAAGGAAAAACCACGTAACGCTTTTCGTAAAGTTTCTTATGCAATATATGAGACTGATCACGGAAAAGATTTTGGGTTTGTCGTGGCCCATACAAACGCGATACAACAACAAAATACTCTTGACAAGATAGATTGAGAGTGTTACATTAGATATCAAGGAAAGCTTGATATACTTTAACCATAAACAATAAAGGAGACAAAAATGTCAATTAACATGGAACTAATGAGAAAGAAACTTGCCACTCTTCGTGGCGAAGGTTCAAGGGAATCCTCCGCCTGGTTTAAGCCAGATGAAGGCGACCAAGATATTCGGATTGTCCCGTCACCAGACGGCGATCCTCTAAAGGAAATGTATTTCCACTATAATGTGGGTGATCATAGGGGAGGCATTGTATGCCCCAAGCGCAATTTTGACGAAGGGTGTCCAATTTGCGAATTCGCCTCTTCCCTGTGGAAGGAAGGGGTATCCACCAACGATGAGGAAAGCAAGAAGCTTGCCAAGTCGCTGTTTGTCCGTGCCCGCTTCTTTTCACCGGTGGTCGTCCGCGGCCGTGAAAACGAGGGTGTTAAGTTCTACGGCTACGGCAAGCGAGCCTACGAAAATCTTCTGGGCTATATTCTAGATCCAGACTACGGCGATATTACGGACCCCATAGAGGGCACCGATATCGCACTAACCTACACGAAGCCCACCACACCAGGGGCCTATCCACAAACAAACCTGAAGATGCGCCGCAATACTTCCACGCTACTGGAGGATACGGAAGCTATCCCAGCCCTCCTTGATAGCATTCCTGATTTTGACTCTCTTTTTGAGCGTCATACACCAGAGCAAATTGATGCTATTCTTGATGAACAGCTAGCAGGCGATGGAAGCGCTGAGTCACGTTCGAAGCAAACCACAAAGTACAGCAGTGGCAAGAGTGATGTGGACCGAGCGTTTGATGAGCTAATTGCGACCAACTAAGGTTTGTACGAAGCCGCTGGCACCCCGGCTGAAGAAATAGGGTGCCGCATTTTTAAACAGTTTATTGACAAACAGACGCAGTTCTGTTATGCTAATAAAAGTACGATATAGTTTCGTACAAAGCCAATTTATATAATTTAAAGGAGAAAAATGGCCAAACTAACACCCCAATATACGTCCCGAGTGACGTCACAATATCGGCAGGCGACTGCCAACAAGAGAATTCGATACACTATCGAACAAAACGTTAAAGACAATCCATCCGTTTTGAAGGAATTTAACGAGTGGAGAGCGAAAAAGGGCCCCATGGAAGTGCCATCGTTTGATGATATTTATCATGAGGATTATGCGCCTGCGATGTTTGATATTCGCCAAGCGGAGATTCGCGAGGATTGGGGGCAACGGAATGCTCTTGCCGAGCGCAAGCGCCGGCGCAAGATTTTGGGAATCGCGAAGAAGTTCGATCCTATGCAATTCCAGCCCCTGGACATAGATTATATCATCGATGAGGGTGTATATATCATCCGCGATGGAGGCGGCCGCGGAACAGCGGCGTATTTGAACGACGTTTTCGTGGTACCGGCCTCCGTCCGCGTGGTTAAGAGCGTTGAAGACAGCCGTCGCCTATTCAATGCACAAGATAAGTACGCCGCGGCCATTTCTTCATATGATAAGTTCTTGCAGCAACTACTAGACAAGAAGCACGCACGCCACAAGGTGGCTTGCGATACATGGAGTATCGCAAATTCTAGCGGCTTTAGTTTGGACCAACTCAGCCAGAGTGCAGCGACACCCCTGATCGAGGGAATCCCGACCCTGCAGCGCGTAATTCGCGTGGCAGGAGGGGATCACAAGGGAGTGCAGTGGGGAGCGAGATCTGCTCCCAATGTGTCCGCTGCGGTTGATCTTATTAAAGCCACCTTTGTTGGCATTGATGAGATCCCCGTGTCCGTCTTGGAAGCGATCACCGCGTTTATTCACGTAAGCAAGAATCGTATTCCCAGCGGTCAAGAAGGAGTAGAGCGCCTCAGAGAGTTTATGAAGCTCGTTCGCGAGAGTTCTGAGGAGCTTACAAGTATCACCGCATGGTCACAGGTGCTTCATTTTGATTCGTCTAACAATTACGCGACCTATGGGGCCGCGGCCCTAATGGACAAGTGGAACGAGGTTTTTAAGCACAAGAATCGCGGCCGCACTACTTCCTATAAGTATGTGAAGTGGGAACCACATGAAATTGAGATTACAAAGAGCAATCTCATGCCGTTCGCTCGCGATGAATCATTGTACCCCCCGGCAGAATAAGGAAGTAGAAAGAATGGGAAGAAAAACAAAAGAAGCCAAAGCTGGTCGAGTTTCAATGCAAGATTTAATGAGTCTTGTTAATAAGAAAGCCGGCCGCAACGTTGCCCATGATTTGACCGGCGATAACCCAACTGAAGTAAAGGAATGGATCCCGACCGGCTCGCGCTGGTTGGACTCCATCATTAGCAAAGGGAAGGTAGCCGGGATCCCTGTCGGCAAGGTGACCGAACTAGCAGGGCTCGAAAGCACGGGCAAATCCTACATGGCGGCTCAAATAGCCGCAAATGCTCAGAAAACGGGCAAGATGATTGTCTACTTCGATTCCGAGTCAGCCATCGACCCAAGCTTTTTGGAGCGAGCAGGATGCGACCTAGAGCGATTAATGTACGTTCAAGCGTCCTCTGTAGAGTTCGTTCTGGAGACTGTAGAAGAACTGTTGGGAGCAACCGATGAACAGATCGTATTTATCTGGGATTCCTTGGCTCTCACGCCGTCTGTGTCTGACGTAGAGGGAGATTTTAATCCGCAATCTTCGATGGCGGTAAAGGCTCGCATCCTTGCAAAGGGAATGTCGAAGTTAATTATTCCGATTGCCGATAGCCAAGCAACCTTCATTGTTCTTAATCAGCTTAAGACAAACATTCCTAGCGGACCAAACGCTCGCATCATCGCCATGACGACGCCTTATATGACCCCTGGAGGCAAGGCGATGCACTATTCGTATTCGTTGCGAATCTGGCTTACCGGTCGCAAAGCCAAAGCCTCCTTCATCGAGGATGATAAGGGCTTTCGCATTGGTTCGGAGGTTAAGGTAAAGCTGGAGAAGTCGCGCTTTGGGACGCAAGGTAGAACTTGTGCTTTCCGCATTTTATGGGGGACAGAAGATATTGGTATTCGTGATGAAGAGTCGTGGTTTGATGCCGTGAAGGGATCCGAACACATGAAGAGCGCCGGCGCATGGTACACCCTCTCAATGCCGGATGGGTATGAGAAGAAGTTTCAACCGTCCAAGTGGGCTGAATTGGTACAAACAGATGAAGAGTTTCGCGCACATGTGATAGAGTTAATGGATCAAGAAGTGGTACAAAAGTTTGATAAGAGAGAGGGTTCTGCCGATCAATTCTATTCAGATCCCGAATAAAACGCTTGACAGCCCTCATGTAATACGTTATACTTAGGTATAAGCTTGTAGGAGGGCTTTGTGTCCACGACAGCACAGGAATATGATTCGAACTATGGGGCCGAAAGGTTCCATCACTATTCAGGTAAGACGCGCCGTTACATGGAGCTAGCTAAGCGCATGGCACATCAATCGGCATTTCCCGATTACCGCCATGGCGCCGTGCTTGTTAAAGGATCAATTCGAAATGCATCCTTTAATAAGGATAACTAC